AAGAACTACCACCAATATTATAACCTAAATCTAATTTAGTATTTGTTCCTACTTGCATACCTTTAAAAGATATTCTAGGTGCATGACTATGTCCAATAACACATTTACCAGATGATAATTCTAATGACCTTAAACTTGACATACCACCATTATTACCAATATCCCCATGTAAACTTAATTCAATACCACTTATTTTAAATGATTTCTCTTGTAGAAAGTGTATTCTTATATCCCTTCTTATTTTATGTCGCATTGTTAATTCAAAAGGGTCTAAACCCATTAAAGCATAACCACATAAACTATGAGCATATAAAGCATTAGAATTATCTTTTATCCATAAATGTCTATTACCTATATATTTACTTAACCACCTATCGTGATTACTTTTTACTATATAAAAATCTATATTTTTAATATCTTCTACCCATTTATTAAATACATCAGCAGTATAATTGTGTTCTGCTTCTAAATTGATAAATTTCTTCATTAATTTTGCCATTTTAACCCAGTTGTCTTGCTCGTGATGATTTATAGTATTATGTGAACAAAAATCGTGTATAAATAATTTTTTTGCTTTTAATAATTTTATTTCGTCTTTTAATAATTGTAATGCTTTTGGGTCTTCGTCCCCGCTTAAATGAAAATCACCTGCAACTATTGCTTCCGCTTCTATATTTTTTATTTTGTTTGGGTAATATGCTTTATTTAAATCAACAAAATAATCATTAATCCACTCTATGTTTCGTACATAAAAAATTTTATCATCTTTTATTTCAACAACTAAAGCACCTACTTTATTATTATCTGTGTTTATATAACCCGTTACATTTTTTCTATAAATAGGTTTACTACAAGTACCCGTTAAATATACTAAATGTACTTTATCTTTATGAATTGATGGGATTATTTCCATACATTGCTTTGTACTCGCAGCAATAATTGAATAATTTTTATGTCCTAATTCTTTTATACTTTTTATTGGATTTCTATTATTTGCGGTTATACCTGTATTAACTAATTTTAAATTACTATTAAATGTTGCTTCTGTACAAAAATATTTACTATATTTAATTGTATCATCTTCGCTAAACATAACTTCATTTCTAACACCACGAATTGGACATAATAGTAGTTCAGCATTATTATGTTTGCAATAATTTTTCATCGCATCAACAAAATCTTCATCTACTCTTGAATTAGGTAATATTGAAGAAATAATAAATCTTTTTTTGTTGTACTTTTTTGAAGGTAAATCTACGGAGTAAGTTTGTTTTAATTCATTGAAGGTCATAAATTTTTCATAATGATGATTAAATTTTGATAACCTTCTATATTGGTCTCTTGTTATATTATTTGTACCATATTTTAATTGAAAGTCTTGAACTAATTTCTTAAATTCTTTAATAATATCTTCTTTAGTTATCTTTCTAGACATTACTAAACCCTCCAATAATTATATTATACTAAACTACTGCCAAAAATGTTTCTTTTGATACAATTTACTTCCATCAACATTTTTTAATTGAGGATGTGTATAAATTGGATCAGTAATAGGAAATGCTTTCAAATCAAATGCTTGCCATGTGTCCGCACCCCTCCAACTTCTTTGATAAGTAACATTTTGTATCTCAAATCTTTTATTATCTTTTGTAATTATAAGATCACCATCTACTAATTTTGGTGTATAAATTGTCCAACACCTTGTATTCTTTTCTATGGCTGCACCCCTATAAGTTACAATATGTGTTTGACCAGGGCTTGCAATACTTGCCCAAATAATAATAGGTTCATAATATTGAACAATTTCTTTTCTACCTACTCTTCTATTATCATCTTCTGTGTCAGTTGAATAATTTACTCTTTTCTTTTTAATTAAATAAACAGGTTCACCCCTGTCTTGCAAAATCCATAATTCATCACGAACTATTTTATTAAATTGGTATCTTCTTAAAACATTTAAGGGTAAATAATTTGTTCCTATATAAGAACTTTCACCGTTAGGATATTTATTATCGTGAGGATCCCATCTCGTATTATTACTATCTGTCCAGGTGCCTGCACTTGTTTCCATATATTCTGTAGTGTTAGGAGCACCTTGATAACGAGATAATGGTGATTCATTATTATTACTATCAACTGATGAAACTCTGTACCAACATTCTGTTCCGTCAATTATTTCGAAATCACTATCTATATATTCTAAATCTGAAGTTGTCGCAAGTAATTCTGCTTCCCCATAAGGTACTCTATTGCGATAAATCTTATAGTTTATTGCCAAAGGATTAGCGGTCCAAGATATTTTATATTTACCTTGGATACCTTGGCATAAATTTTCTACAAGTATTTTATCGGGAAAATTTAAAAGCATATTTTAATTTACTCCGCTGGTGTTTCAGATGGTTCTGCAGCACTTTCATCACCTGTACTCGGACCTGTTTCTTCTAAACTAGGTTCTTCACCACTTTCCATTGAACTTGGACCTAAATCTATTGGTGCTGAACTATCAAAATTAGACATTGGTTCATCGCTCATCGTATCTGGACCATTTTCTAATCCTTCTTCTGTTTGTTGTAATTGTTCTTGTTGTTTTAATTTTTGCCTTAATAATTCAATAGGATCTTGACCTAAAGCATATTTAAGTGAAAGTGATGGGTCATCTTTTACTGTTTGGTCTATAATTTCTCTTGTTAATTCATTTGAAAGCGTACCTTGGTCTTCTTTTCTATAATAATCAATTACTTTTTGGTCTAAACCAAATACATCTCTAATTACACCCCAAGGTATAGCATCTCTTTCAAATAGTTGCATTAAAAATTGTCTTTCTGATTGACTATTTAAAAGATTTTGTTTTTGCCACATAAAAGTTGGCAAATAATAATTATTATTAGCAAACCTTCTTGATTTAACCAATGTACATTTCTTTTGTTCACCTGGTGTTTGGTTTATTAATTGTTGTTGTCTTGCAATAGGTAAATAAATCTTATTTATAAATAAATTTTCCAAGCGTACTCTTTTTGTCATAAATCTGTGCATCAAAAGTCTTGTATTTGCTGTTTGACCTGCATAAGAAGTATCACCATTCATTAATGCTTCATTCATAAAAAATGCTTGCATTATTCTTTTTGTAGTCCATTCAAAATGGGGAATTAAATTTTCAATTTTATCTTTTGTTCCAACATAATCAACTTGTAATCCAAAATGATAAATCAAACTCATATCAGGATCGCCTGCTGCTTGAATCAATAATTTTTTAAATTGTTGAAAATGTTTTTGTGAAGGTACCCAACCCATTGATTCTGAACCTAATTTAAAAATCTTAATAGGGAATAAGTGTCTTTGAACAAATGTATGTTGTAATGTTCTTAATTGTTGTTCATACATCAAATCAGGTAATGCTCTTTTTGTTAAAGGATAACCTCTTTTTGAATAACCATCAACTTGATTTGCTAAATACATTACTCTTGCATCAGGAATATCATAAGGTTCATTATTTACTGCTGCCTTATAATATTTTTTATCATATTTTTGTAATGTACTAGCGAGTAAATTTGATGCTTCAGTATTTTCTTCTAAAATTCTTTGAATTTCAGGGTCTGGTTTAATTGTAAATACTTTTTTATTAGAACCAGGAATAGTGGTAATTTCAACAAATTCTGGCGGGTATTGTACCCATTCTTCCCATTCTAAATTAGCATTATCCCAATTACCTAAAAATACACTTTCACCAAGTAATGCAACATCTCTTAAACTACATTCCGCTAAATTTAATAATTCTAATCTATCAGCAGTAAATTGATAATATTCCCTAACTTCTTCGTTAGGACACATTATTTGAAAATCTGAAAGTGGAAATTGTGCATGAACATCTACACAACTTGAAAAAACGGGAGAGAATTTATAGTAATGACGGTAGCGTTTGTTTGCTTCAGGTAAATTATATTCAGGAAACATAACCAACTGACTATCATATAATGGATCTTGCCAAAATAATGGTACTCTTCCATATTGCATTGATGTATCAGTTGCTAAATCTGCTTTTTTCTTAAATACTGGTGTTTCTATTAATTCAGGTTGAAAATTATCCATCTTTTTCAATTCTGCAGCAGTTATTTTTTTATTCATATTTCCTCAATATTTTCATTATATAAATATAAATGAAAATTACTTTCCTGTACTACCAAAACCACCACCTCTATCATTAGTTTTATCAAGTTCTTTTATTTCTTCAAGTTCAAAATCATTAATTTTAACTAATTCCATTTGCATTATCTTATCACCACGATGAATTGTATGTAATTTATCAGTTAATCTATAAACACCTATATTACCGTTAGGTGTATTTGGAAAAAACTTATTCTCTGGTAAAACGTGAAATAAACCTTTTACTTCATCTGTATAATGAGTATCAATTATTCCAACATTATTTGATAAAATTAAACCATATTTTATAGGATTTGAACTTCTATTATATATTCTTACTTGATAACCTTCAGGTATATTAAATGCTAACCCTGTGTGTACTAAAGTTGGATACATACCTATTACTATATCTTCATCGGCATAAATATCATATAAGTCACCTTCATGAGCTCTTGTAGGCATTTTTGCAGTTGGTGTTAATAATTTTATTTTTAGTGCTAATTTTGTCATAATTACCTCTTATCTGCTTGCTTTAAATCAACAAACTTTCTATTACCAAATTCCCAATCTCTTCTTACAGGATTCCAGTCTTCAACTTTAGTAAAAAACCCTATAACCCTGCTAAAATGGTCAAATGCTTTTTTACCACATTTCGGGCAAATTTCTGCATTACCAATTACTACATTATGACACTCTCTACATTGGCTATAAACCACATTGATAGCAAAGTGCTCACAACCACACTCAACTGCGTGTAAAATAATGTTTTTTGCTTGAGCAGAAGTAACTTTACTATTTGCTTGAGCATGAACAATACCACCACCACTTAATAATTGGTTGTATTTACCATCAATTTCAAGTCTTTCATAAATGGTGGCATCATGCCATAGGGCGCAAAATTGATTTGCATAAAGTGGATCTAAATTATAAGGATTACCATAAATAAATTTATCAGCATCTGCAAGTCTTACTGCAAAACTTTCGGCAGGAATTTGTTCTACATTAAAAATAATATTATTTTCTTTTGATGCTTCTTTACATAAATTATTAAATTTAACTAAAATGTCACCCATATAATCAAAATTTTTATTACCAAATTTTTCTTTAATAATTTTATCTGCTTCAACTATACCTAACACGCCAAAAGTAGAAAACATACGGTTCATATTAATCCAACCATTTTTAATAAAAGGTTCTAAACCTAATTTATTAAGTTTAGTAATTAAAATTCTATGTGCCTTTAATATTTTAGCAGATGAATAAACTCTATCTTTTAAAATTTCTAAATATTCATCATAATCATTTGCTTCATAAGCAATACGAGCAAAATTTGTTGTTACAACTCTATGCGAACCTAATGAAACATTACTTCCACCAAAACTGTTTACTGATGCCGCCATATCCATAAGTTCTGTATTATTAATCATACGACAACAACTTGCAATTTTTGTTCCATAAGAAGTAAAAATATTGTACTTTGAAATATCTTTTTTAAGCATATATTCCAAAAGTTCATTATCTTTATCAAGTTCATCTTTGCCTGTTTCTTCATTTTTATGTTTTGAAAAATTAACTGTAACTACAGGGAAACGATAGTTTATACCACCGTTCATTGGATCACCTTTATCAAAAAAATCAATGAATATTTTTTGTAATTCAAAAACATAATCTTTAACAAATTCTTTAAATTCTTCTTTAGTTACTTTATAGGTAGGTTCACTTAAAATTTCTTCACCTCTCATATTATTATCAACACAAACTTCTACCCTATTTGGAAATAACCAACCATAATTTTCTGAAGATAAAAAAGTATCTAATTTTTCTTTATCAAAAATACTAATATTTGTAAAAGGACTTTCATTACCATTTCTTGATAAAAAATTTACCGAATGTACAAATTGTTGAAATTCATTTTCAATTCTTTTTCTTGTTTTCTTATCTTCTTTAATATCAATTAATGGTATTCTTTCTTTGTAAATTAAAATATGTGCTACATCAGTAAAAAATGAACCAATAGCAACCGCCCCTGCTAAATGACTTGCTAATTGATGAATTGTTTCACAAAGGGAAGAAATATAAGATGATAATCTTTTAGCGGGTTTAGATGGTAAAATACCAAAATCCCTACCTATTGTAATTAATTTTGAAGCATCTATTGCCCAGCAATAAGGAATTAAAATATTTGAACTATCAGCAAGTCCTAGTGAAAAATCATACATATCACCAGCAAGCCTTTTTGCTTCATCTTGCCCATAAAGTTCTTTCATTGTTCTATATAAAAAGTCATAACCAATTAATTTGTCGGAACTTAACTCAAGATCTTTTAAAACACCTTTAATACTTTTTTCACCTTTATTTGCATTTGCATCAATGGAAACATCGTTTATATTTTTTGACATATATTTTGAAAATAAGTTAATATGGTCAAAATTATCTTCGTGTAAGCCATGAATTTTTAAAAGTTTATCAGTAATTTCTTTTAATTCCCCATTTGTCTTATGATATTTCTTTTTTAATGCCCAAACAAGTGTTTCCCTTATATTTTTAATTGTTCTTGTATTACCAGCATCAGCAAATGTTTTATCTGTAATTTTATTTAATTCTTCTTGATACTGTTTATCTTCCTCATTAGGAACATATTTCCCCTTAAAATTAACTTTTAACGGTTTTTTAATTTCTTCTATCATAATAATACACTCCATCTTTTGATAATAAATTTAAATTAGAATCGTAAAGTCCTTGATTGCTTGTAGCAAATTGTATATAATCATCTGTTTTTTCTGAACCTATAAATTTAGTTTCGTCGTATATACCACATTTAATAAACTTAAAACCTTTCAAATTTAATTTTTTAACTTCTTCTATATTTGCACCTGTATAAATACAAATATCATAGTTATTACTTAACTTATCTAATATATTTTTAGTTATAGGTATATTTTTATAATATAAAGGATCTCCACCACATAAAACTATTTTATTAGTACGAGATCTTTTACAATAATCAATTATATCTTTTATAAGAATATCTAAATTTGGGTTACTTTCATCATATTTTTGTAATTCAATATTTTGACAACCTTTACAATGTCTATCACAACCATTAAAATATAAAATGGTTGATATACTACTATTATCAGGATATTCTAATAAGGTCCAAGTGATATACATATAATACATTTATTAATATATAAAAATCTTATATATTATATTATACTAAAAAATTTTATTTTTCTTCTTGAATTTCTTCTTTTTCAACTATTTCAGAAGAAGGAGTTTCTTCTTTAATAAGTTGTACATCTTCCTGCTCTAGTTTTTCAGGTGAAACACCAATAGCAGAATAAAGTTCTTGTAAATCAATTTCTCTTTCTAATGATACTCTACTTTGTAAACTTGTAAAATCAACAATTTTATCTTTTACACTTTCAAGAACTTTTTGAAAATATTTTAAATCTTGTTTATATTTTTCTTCGTCTTTTTCAAGTTTTTCATATTCAGGTGTTGAACTATCTAAACCACCTTTTCTTGCTTCAATCCATCTTATAACTTGATTAATTTTATCTACTCTTTCTAAAACTTTATCTTTTATATTGTCTAATTCTTTAAAATAATCTACAGGTTGTGAAGATTCATTACTTTTAATAAAAAATTTATTGATATATTTTTCATTTACTAATAAGGTTTTACCATCTGTATCTTCCAATTTAAATAAATTAGGTTCACCAGGAACTTTAATGATACTTGCAACAATAAATTTTTGCTTACTCTCTTTATGAGTAACAATCATAATTAATCCTCCAAAACAGTATCTAAATCTTCATTAATATCTTTAATTTCTTTTTCTTGAGTTGCCAAGAACGGTAATGCCTTTGTAACCCATTCCTTTACACTATTATAAAGGTCTTTAATTTTAGTGGTAATGTTATCAATAGCACCTGCTTCTACTTCAACTAAATTTGCTTTAATGTGTTTTACAGAAGCAATAACTTCTTTAGCATTTACATCTGCCAAATCAGTAAATTTATTATATTCGTCAAAGGTTACAACACCATCAACCAATAAATCTTCTAATGCTTTGTAAGCGGCATCTCTTTCAAATTCAGTATTTTGTGAAGTTTTAATTTCTTTTTTAAGTTGTTTCATTGTATCTTCAATTAATTCTTGGTTTCTCGGATCATCCATATTTAAAGTAATATCAAACTTTTCATCTTGTTCTATATCTTGGAATAAACTTGTTTCCAAATCTTTAAATGCTTGCAAGTTTCTTGGTGAAACATACTTTTCCATTTTTTGTAAAACTTCAACTACAAGTTCAAATTTTACAACTTTTCTTACTGTATAAGCACGATTATAATTAAGAACAAATTGACCAACTTTTTCTCTTAACCTTCTAAATTTAACAACTGCTTTTTCATCTTCTGCTTTAATAGCATCAATTTTAGCGGTTAATTTCTGAAGTTTAGGTTTAACTTTTGCTCTTTCTTCATCCATTCTTTCACGTCTTTCTCTTGTTTTTTCAAGTAATTTGTTACTATAATCTGTTACTAATCTTTCAATGGATTCATCTAATACAAGTTTTTCTTCCCATAAACCATCAAGTCTTTCAACTTGTTTTTTAATACGAGTAATTCTTATATCTTCTTTGTCTTCTTCTTTAGCGGATTCAATTTTCTTCCACTCGCCACTTTCTAATTTACCTTGTGCAAGCATTTTATCAATAGTTTCATTTGTAGAAGTAATAACTTGATTTTCAGAAACTGCAATAATTTCATAAACATCACCATCATTAGTTTCTATTTTATCACCAAGTAAGATTTCATCACCTTCTGCTGCAAATTGTCTTGAAACAGACATATTATGTGTTGAAACTGAATCTTCACTCTTTTCATAAGGACCAAGAGGAACTGTAGGCTCTTTCATATATCTTGTAGTCCAAGCAGTATCAGGCATATCAGTTCTTACATAAGGAAGAGCAGCCAATACAAATTTTCCTGCTGTTTTAGCATGATTTAAAGCGTAAGCCGCTTCTTGCTCATCTAGTCGGTCAACTAAACTCACTAAATTATTTATACCAGTAGGAATATCTTTGATTTCTAAATCTTCTGATAAGTTTTTTGCACTGACTGCCCATTTTCCATTTTTATAAGCAATCTTAATAAAATTGATATTTTTGCTGGGAGTTTCAAAAGTATCAACTTCGTCTAAATTACCAAATTCTCTTTCTAATTCACTTGTCATTGATGCCAATTTTTTAATTGAAGCATTATAACAAGTATCTAAATAAGATAGAATTACCTTCTTTTGCTTATTTAAATCTCTAAGTAAGTCAGCTTCATTATTTTTAATATAATGTGCTTCTAATTGTTTATAGGAAGACACTATTTCTTTCCAATCTTCCATTTTAATATTAGTATTTTTAAGGTCTTCAAAGAAATTGACCGAATTTATATTATAGTCCATTTATTATAATCTCCCAGATTACTTTATAAAGTTATATAAATATAAATGAAATTTTTATTTTAAGTCATTTACAATATTCAAAGATTTAAATATACCTTCGTCATCTATATTACCACTTGTATGCAAACCTCTTGTTTTTGCAACATCACCTGTATCTTGTGTTGAACCTACTTTATTCATTTTCTTTATACCTTTTAAGAAAATTCCATCTTCAGTTACAACCATATCAGTTCCTTTAAAACCTTCTAATGCAGTTATTGCTAAACAAATTGCACGAAATCTATCATCATGTTCTGATTCGTGATGGTCTGGTATACCTCTTTGACCATTTACTAATCTTTTCATTTCTTGTTCTACTTCATTATTCTTAATTAAATCTATTGCACCCGTATATAATAATGTTTTAAACCTTGTAAAATCTTCTGCTTTTAATACATATTGTTTTCCAATAATACCTTTATTTGCTAATTCATCCATTAATGTTCCACTTTGCCAATTATCAAAAACAACATTTACAATAGGTATTTTATATTCAAATATTAATTTTTTTATTAAGTATTCTACATTGGTAAAATCTACCTTTTTATTTTCCTTTTTATTAGGAATCCAAGTAAGCATAAAATCTTGTACATAATGTTTTTTAATAGTTCCATCTGGTAAATATAAAGATTCATCATGAAACATTGTTAAAGCCGACCTATCATTTACTCTACCCAAGTCACCCGCTAATATAAAATTTGTATCAACTAAATTAAAATTTTTTCTTACTATATCTTTATGAATCATATTACCACCCACTGAAGGAGTGATTGATTCATTAAATTCGAACATTGGTACTCTATCACTAAAACTATTTTCTAATAAATGTGTTTCGGTAATCCAAGGGTCTTCAGAATCTGGTGGTTGGCATAAATATTTTGCTTTACTACCCTCTGGATCTCTTTCAAAATCAGGAATAAAAGATGTTGGCATACTTATACCATTCCACTCGCCCCACTCTCCTTTAAATGCTGATTTTGGCTTAACTTCAAAAGTACTTGCTATATCTGTATATGTATTTATATCATCTTTATACATATCTATTAATCTTAATATGGGATCATTTTTATAACGAGTAAAAGAAATTACAAAACCTTTACCATAGTTTTGGAAACGGGTTGTACTAGATGTTCTTAAAGTATTAAACATTTCCATAGCATTTGATTTATTATTTTTATCTGAAAAAGCACTAAACTCATCTGCTATCCATACTAATAAGTTCGTACCTTCTGCTGCATTTTGTTGAGAACATTTAGCCATTGCACGAATATATTTAGGAAAAATAATTGTATCTTGCTTAATATTAACAACATCCATAGTTTCATACTTTTTATCGTCTTTTATAGATTTTCCTGAATCAACTAATTTATATTTATTTCTTAGCCATTTCCAATTTTTTACTGATAGTATCAATTTTGCCATAAAAATATCTACTGCTTGTCGATGATTATATGCAACATTTAATATATCAAGATAGTCTGCTGTTACACCTTTAAACAAAGATAAAGGATTATGACAACACAATAAAATATATACCACATAATTTGTGGCATGCACAGCCATTGTATCTTTTCCGCTCCCTTTACCAAGGGCTAATACGGCTAATGAGTGTTCGTTTTCAAATATTTTTTTAGGATCATCGCCAAACATAAAATCCATTACATCCATTTGTCTATCTGAATATGGTGGAAAATTCATGTGTTCTGGAGAACAAATAAACTCTTTAAAAGTAATGGGTTCTTCATCCCATATTACTTCATCAATATTACTTGTTTTTTCATTTAAATAAGTACTAAATAGATTTTTTAGTTCTTCTTTCATTTTTCTTTTTTTCCAAATCTTTTTGTTCTTTTAATTTTTTCTTTGCAAATCTTTTTAAGCGTTCCATAACTTCTTTTTCATTAAAATAAAAATCTTTACCGTTAAACATTTGCTCAATTTCTTCATCACTTAAAACTTTCTGACAAATATATCTCATTAATTTATGTATATTTTCTTTAGTATGAATTAAATCTGCTTCAACCTCTTGACTTTTACCTAATACAAAAGTAGAAAAATCATGTAACATTAGTGTACTATTAGTATTTAGAATAATATTATCACAATATAAAGCAAGTAAAGCAGCAGCACTTGCAGCATAATTTACTACTGCTGTTACATTTTTACTTTTACACCTTCTTAAAGCATTTATAAATAAATTTAATGTAGAACAACTACCACCACAAGAATTAAAATAAAATATTATATCATCTTCTTCTCTTGCCTTATTTAACACTTCAAAATAAGAGTTATAAAGTGTTGCATCAGAACTAAATTCGTGCCAAAATTTTATTGTATAAATTTTAGGCATATATTCTAACTTGTTATGCACTTCAATATTATTTTTATAAGAATCTCTAATTATAATTTCTTCATCATTATCTAGTTTCATACTGTTCTCCTATTTTTAATTCATAATCTTTAATATCTTTTAAGATATTATCTACATTATTTACAAAAGCATTAATAATCCTTTCTCTTGTTTCTTCTTTTTCATTTTTCAAATAATTACCAAAAGCACTTATTGCACATTTAGTAATTTCCTTACACATTTTTTCAAGCAAATCACTAATTTCATATCGTGAAGTCCATTGTTCTATATATTTACAAATATCGTGAATGTCCATAGTATAAAATCTTATTAAATTTTCTATTGAAGCATCTGGTTTTGTAGGTTTAAAGTTTACTTTAATAAAATGTTTTATACTTTCTATTGTTGGTAATATTTTTGATTCTTCTTTATTTTTAATAAATTTTTCTAATACATAAAACATTTCCATTAGTTGTTCAGTACGAGGACCTTCATCAGCATAATCTATTAATCTTTGTCTTCGTGATAATAATGTTTCAACCAAAAAATTTCTTCTATTAAAAATTGTAGAAAGTTTAGGCATTGATTTTAATTTATCGTTTAATTGCATAGCAGTAGTATCAAGTTTGCTATTCATTTGCTCCACATTTATGCCTTGCTTTTTAACATCTTTATAAAAATCCCTAACTGTAGGTATTGATACTTTCATACCCTTTTTTAATAATTCTTTATGCAGTTGATTAGGATTTAAACCTTGTTGTATACAATCTAATGCAAATTTATAAAAAATTGAATCTCTAAGTTTATTTGTACCTTTAATCATTGCATACATCCTCCAAATCTTGTAATAATCCTGGTTGTAATTGTAATTTTTCTTGTAAAAGTTTTAATTCTTCTCTATCTTTATTTGTTAAATTACCACCCATAAATGTACTTGTTCTATAAATTTTATGTACTAATGCTTTTTCTTTGGGTGTTAAACAACTATTATCTATGCATTGTTTTACTCTATTTCTTTTATCTTGTCTTTCAATATTTTCCTCTATCTTATAATCATCATTACCTTCAAACAGTTCTTGAATTAAAGGTAAATCTTCTAGTTCTTGAACTTCATATTTTAAATCTATTGTACCATAATGTACGGTACTATAAACAAGAAGATCAATATATCTAAAAAATTGACTTAAATAAAAGAATAACACAGGTTTTGGGTTTAATAATCCTTGTTGGTCTTTTAATTTTAATAACTTTCGTTTTAAAATACTATAAAGACGCATCATACAAGTATAAGAAAGTTCTTTTTTCCTTTCGTAAAAAGTGGTTTTAAAATATTTTGTTACTTTTCCTTGTATTAAGTTAAAAAGAAAATCATAACTTACAGGGTATTTATCATTATTAGAAAACATTTCATCTATATTTTCTAAAGTTATATAAAGTCTTTTTTGAGTATTATTTCTCCGTTCGTTTCTTTCCTCTCTTTGTTTTAATATTTCCGCTATTTGTTTTTGTTTTTCTTCCTCTGAAAGATTTTCATCAACCTCTATTTTTTCTTCCCTTTTGGTTTTATTAGAACCAGTATACTTTCTAACACCATATATTGTATTTGTCATAAACCCTCTAATATAATTTACTCATCACCTCTATATTACTTTCTAAAAGACCGAAAGTGTTAAGATATAGGGAAATAGTTGTAAAAGATTTTTCTTTTACAAATTCCCCTGTTTTAAAACTTAAAATTGTATCCATATTCTCTTGCTTTATAAATTTATAAACATTTATTGAATTAACATTATTAAAGGCAAAATATTTTTTAATTAATTCTATTAAAAATAAAGTCATTGTATAACTTTGTTGAAAATATATTAATAATAATTTTAATGTTGAGGCAATATCATAAAACACGCCTTCTAAACTTAAAGACCTAATTATAGATGTTATTGCACGAACATTTTCCATTATTTCTTCTTGACACTCAATTTTTATTGTTTTACCTAAAATCATATAATAGCGATTATATGTATCTTTCTTTTTTAAATGTATTATTCTTTTGTCATCCTCTTTTAATTCTTCCGTACCCCTAATACATAATATGCTATCTTTAAAAATAAATTCTTTTAACTTACCAAATTTATAATCTTCTAATCTTGTTGAAAAATCAAATGGTAAAATATCTGCACCTGTTAAATATATTAAATCTGTTGCTTTATAAGCATTGGAAGGAGTTAGTTGATAAAAAGAAATATTAGAACTTATATTTTTAATTTCTTGTAAAACATCATCCTTTATATCGGAACATAACACAACAATTTCTTTATTATTTCTGTATATAAAATCTTTAAACTTTAATAAATTATCTAAATTTAAGTTATAAAACCAAAACATTATTTCTTGTGGTTTATCTGAATATATTTTACCACATAATTTTTTTGCTTTTATTTCATATAACTTACTTTTTATAATACTATTTTGTTTACTTTCCTGTATTTGGACATTACTTGGCTCATAAACAATTTCACAAACTTTTTTTATAAAATCATCATTAAGTAAATCTTTAAAACCAATTTCTATATCTTTTAAATCAATTTTTGCTTTAGATAATGCAGATACTTTATAATAATTAAGTATAAATTCATTACATTTTTTAAATAAACCTTTATATTTTTTAAGTTGATTAAAATTTGTAATTTTATTAATTATAACCTCTAAAGAAAGTAAATAAAGTATAGGGTTAATACAAATACTGTTTCTAAAATTTTTAATATTATCAAGAACAAAATTAAAACCAAAAAGATAGTGTTTGTCTTTGTTTGTGTCTTTCGTTAAAATTTGTTCTATATTGTTAATATAAAGTGTATTATTTTTATCAATAATGATATTTTTATTTGAAGCATATTGAACCTTAAATAATTCAATAGCGTCTAACATACCTTTTTTAACAATTTCAATATTTTTATTTATTTCCAAATTCATCATTGTACCGTTTAATTTCCTTATCTAATTTATCTTGCCAATGATCTCTTAATTTTAACCAATCTTCTTGTGTTAATTCTTCTTTTGAATTTAATTTTTCTATAAAATATTCAAATACTTCTTTTCCATATTTATTTATCATAAATAATGTATATTTTGGACTTATACCTAACCAATCCTGTAAACCATTACAAGTTCTACATTGTGCATGACAATTTTTCTCATCCATTATAAGTTGTGAAAATTTTCTTGATAAAAAATGGCCTGCATGAAGTAATTTTTTAGCTTCTTGATTTTTAGGATCAATAAAAAAGCCACAGCAACAACATTTCCAGTTATCTCTGTAGCGTATATACATCTGAAACAAGTCAATTACTTGTTCCTTTAATTTTTTAAACTCTTTTTTAGTATTTACCTTTTTTGTTTTTTCTTTACATTTACTAGGTCTTTTATAAAGATTATTTATTTTATCATAAATTACAGGTAAATCTTTATTACAAGGATTAGTCTTCCTTTTTTTATTTAAATAAGTACATCCTTCACAATTTCTAACTGTTGACATTTAATCATAAATCTACCTTTTTCTCATTAAGTCTATCTCTTGTTGAGAAACCATTTGTTTGTCTTGTTCTTCGAGTTTCTTTTTTTCGTCTTTCGTTAGTAATTTATCTGTTTCTTTTATAATATTATTATAGTTATTTTTTCTATAAATTTCAAGTTCTTTATCATTTAACTTATTTTGTTTATTAAATTCTTCAAAACATTCTTTCTTAAAACTTTCAAAATCAACCCCTTGCATTTCAGGTCTTGTATGAAATTGTTCCCACAAGTAAATTACCCTTGCAAGAAATTCATCTTCTTTTAAACGTTTTATACTCATATAATTATATATTATACTAAATTTTTTAGAAATTTTTAAACTTTTTCTAAAAATGATTCTCCATTTTTCTTTGAAATATAAATTACATTATCTGCTGCTTCAATGGCATCTTTATCTTCTTCACCTGTTATCAAAATTATTTGTATATCTAATTTGTTAGCGACATTTTGTAGAAATTTAAAAGCATTTTTCTTAAACTTATTATCTTTAGTACTATGTAAAAATTTAAATGACTCATCAAGAAGTAGCGGTAGATGAATCTTTGGTTTAACTAAAGTACGGCAACAAATTAATATTGCGGTACTTACTAAATCTCTTAAACCGCCGCCTCTTCCAGATTCAATATCATATAGTTGCTCATCTTCTTCAATAAAGGTTGAAATAGAAGTTTTAGCACCTTCTGTATTTAATTGTAATTTTAATTTAAGGTTAGGATTTTGAAATACATCAAGTAAAGCACAATTGACAACATTCTCAATAAATTCTATAGCTTCATTTCTAGTTTTTAAAATTATATCGTTAATAATAGTTTTGCTTTTTTCATAATTTAAAATATTATTTTCTAAAAGTTTTAACTTATCTTCGTTTTGAGTAATAAATTCTTTTAATAAATCAACCTCAACTTCTAATTTATTTTTTGAAGTTTCTAAATTATTAAAAGCATTTTGAATATTATTTATTGAGTTTGTTAAACTTTGCAATTCCATCTTCTACCTCTTTTGTAAGTTTTTCAATGGTATTATCTAAATCTTCTTCCTTAATATTCATAGAAGAAAGTTCATCTATAATTTGTTGCTTTTTAGTTTTTAACTCAATCAATTTATTTGAAATTTCTTGGTTTTCTTTTTCAATATTAGCAATTTTATTTTCAATTTCTTTTGATTTTTGTAATAATTGATTTACTTTATTTTCATCTATCATATTATTCTCCACAATTTATTGTAGGGTCTGTTATATAAGGCACTAACTCTTTATCACTATATTTATTTTGAATCTTAAATTTTTCACCTGTAGAGGAATACAAAATCATACCATTTGGTAAATCTTTTGTAATACTGTCAATAGCATGTTCATAAAATTTTTTTAATACATTTATTTTATGTAGTTTATTTTGATAATTTAACAAAAGTTCTGCATTAACGCTAGGTTCATATCCTTCTTCAAACTCTTTATCAAATTCATATTTTTTCAAATAAACTATTTCATCTGATTTAATATCGGGATAATTTAAAGCATACAATCTTTCATCTTCTTGATTTTGAATTTTATTCATTGTAACTCCTTTAATTTTCGTTCTATATACTCTATTATACTAATTTCAACATTATTTTTTCGTAGTAAATTTATAATATCGTTACTATTATTATTTGCTAAATCATTTTTTAAAATCATATCTACAAATTTACTTTCAAAAGTTTTATCTAATTTATTTTCCTCTAAAGTATTTGAAACCTCTTCTAAAGGTTTAACCTTTAAAGGAATATGCTTAACATCTAAACTTTGATCATTAAATAAAATAACTTCAGGTGTTCTATTTAATTGTAATTCTTTTACAGTAGACCTCATTAAACTACCTGGATTTATATAGCGAGTATTGCCCACAGTAATATCAAAAGGATAATGGTAATGACCACAGAATACAATATTGTAACCATTTTCTTTACACTCCTTATATTCAAAATTTTCTTTTGTGCCTTTTGGCATAATATAATCATGTATTAAAGCAATTTTATTTTTTGATGGTTTAGGAAAAGTTTCCCGTTTAAAATAATGATAAAAATCTAAAAAAGCAGGTGGTTCTGTTCTTATATAACCAACTGTTTCTAAAACACCAAAACTTGTACCTTTTAAATTACCTTCAGTATTTTTACAATCGTGATTACCAATTAAAGAAAACCAACCATATATCATATCTGAAATTTCATACATTATTGATTCAAAATGGTCTTCTACATAACTATTAAAGAAATCACCTAAAGTAATAACTCTTGCATTATTATTTTTTGCAATAATATTTATTTGATTTATTTTATCTTTAAGTTCTTCAAAGTAAGTTTCTTTTCTGAAAGTAGGTGCCGTATATTTTATATGTGGATCACCAACTATAATATAGTTATTCATTGTCTATCCTTTCCGTTCTTTTAGTTATTTCTTGTCTTTTGAAAAATGCTTCAGCATTTTCTTTTTCAAGTTTTTTAATATATTCTTTTAAGCGTGCGTTTTCTTTTTGATAATACTCTATTTGATGCAAGCTTCTTTCTTTAAATAAAACTTCAGCTCTTATTCCCATTGTGCTATATAAATTTCTTATTATTTCTGCTACTAACCCCCAGGTAGGTGCTTCATTATGTCTTCTAGGAGCAGATAAAATTTTATAAATATATAAAAACTTATCCTCTAAATCAACTTCTAATAAACCAGCCCAATCTGGAATTTCTTTTGGATCTAATAAACCTTTTGGAGTTATATAATAAAAATAATTTGAAATACATTTCGCAGATCTTTGTTTATTTAAATTTTCTATATCTTTCTTAAAATCTTGTTTGCTTGCTTTAACTTCAAAAACTATAACATCATTTCCATTATTTGAAGAAATAACTACATAATCGGCACTTCTCATAGCTGTTCCACTAAAACCTGTTCCCATTCTTATCTCTTCAAGACAGCAAAATTCTCTTTTATTACCGTATTTTAAATGTAATGCTTCATATATCTTTGCTGTTTTTTCTTTATCAGTCATGTAAAATACTCCCACACAAAGGACATTTATCAAAATCTTTTAATAAATTATCTTTTTCTTTATTTAAATTATCAATTAAAATTTTGT